TCGTTAGTAGAAGAGCAGCCACTTAACAATAAAAAGATAAGTATTAGTTTTTTCATGACTCAGCTCCCAAACACCGGTACTAAAAATTGGATCTGGCAGGCGATTACTCCGCCACCTTCTGGATGTGGGTCATGCCACAATTTACCTTTTTCATAAATTACAGAATGCATGTAGCCACGTGGAGATAACCCAGCAACCAAGTGCTTTACTCCAATTTGCTTACTGATATCTTCTACCCAGCGTACGCTTTCTTCGGTTGGTTCATTCCAACCAATAGAAACAGACTTATAGCCATGTAGTGCAAGAAATTTATTTAAGTTGTCCTGGTAAATTTCACCATTGGTGGGATTTGCTGGATCCTCAATTAAGCAATTTTCCCAAAAATCAGGAATATTATGTAAATCAAGGTCAAGTAATGTGGCTAAGGTTGCACCTTCGCAATTTCCCCCGAAGCCAGTTTTTGTTTGCATTACCTTCTTCATTCACCTTCTCCCGATTCGCTTGCTCTTGGACCGCTTGGTCTATGCATCCAGTATTTAACTTTTTTTAGTAAAAACTCTTCTCCATTCGAGTTTGAAGTCCATAAGGTTTCATTATCTCCAAGGTCTTCTCCATTTTCACCATAAGGACCATCGACATAATCTGTGTTTAAAGTGCCTTCATGAATGACGTTATGTGAATCTAAGAACAAAACTAAATCGCCTTCATCTGGTAGCATGAATTCAGTTGAAACCCAGACTGGCACCGCCTGAGCTTTGGCTTTTTCCATCCAAACTTCCTGCATTAATTCAATGTCGTTATAACCAAGAGCACAGCCTGCTTCACGAACCATGTTTGTAATAACACCCATGCAATTCCAATCAATTTTCAAAATACCCTTGGTTTTGAGGAAGACAACAAATAAATCTCTTTCACTTTTTTCATTAAGCATTAGATAGCCCCTCTTTTTTTCAATTGAGCAGCCTTGGTTTTCACTTTGGCCATGATTAAACAAGTTTCATTGGTTTCAGGATTAGCCAACTTGTGAAAGCTTTGTGAATAACGAACCATTTCTGATTTGCGCATTAAGATAAGGTTTTCAATTCGACAATCTGTTTTGTCCTGGTTCTTAAAGGCAATTACATGCTTATCAGGAACAGGCCCAAAATGTTTCTCCCAAATGTGCCGGTGTTTCAGAGCAAAAACATTTGGCTCAGCAATTTTGATGTGAACATACCCATCTTTCTTATCAATTCGCTCATACCCAATTGGCTTTGTATTCCAAACCGATTGACCCTTTTTAAAACTTGTCCGGTTTGCACCAGTTAAACCTTTTGTGCCTTTATTGGGTGGAACACTTCCTTTCTCAAAACAACCAGTACGGCCAGTTCTCCATTTGTTACGTTTACATAAGCTACTAAGACATTGAACTGAAAGTTGGGTACTAAACTTCTCATTGAAAAGTTTGGTTAATTCTTTACGCTCAAGGGTGCAGTTAGACTTCACAAAGTCCAACTGCTCAGGCGAGTATTTAATAGCATGCCCTTTAGCCATGGCTAATTGTCCTTTGAGTTGTTTTGAAAGCTTCAGGAAGATTTTCAGCACCTTCTTTCATTCCGCGATACTCGGCAACAAGCTTTGTGGCTTGAAGTTGTAAATTAGCGTTTTCAATAACTGACTTACATATTTCGTTTACAGCACCAGCTCGTGAAACTTCTTCTTTAAGAGCATCGCCCTTTAGTTCGTCATTGCTTAATCGATCCAATTGAGCAAAAAGGTGTTTATTTAATTCTGATAAATTTGACATTTGTTCTCTCCAGGAAGAATCACTTTTAAGATTTCAAGTGTTCTTCAAATTCTTTACCGAGTGAGTAAGCCAGTTCATTACCTGCCAATCCCCGAGTGACCATTCCGTACTGTTTTTTGAACCGAAAATTAAAACCTCGACCGTCTTCCATGTTCCTAACTTGGTAGCCCAGAAGGGCTAACCAAATTTTGAAAGCGAGGAGGTTTTTGCGTTTAACGACCGTTCGCATTACCGTCTCCAGCTGCCTTCTTTAAGCAACACGTTATAGAGGCATTGTTCGATTTCTGAAGCATTTACATTGTCAAAGTGGTGATTCATGAAATTGCCGATGACAATCAAGGTTCTGTTTAATGATGAGTATCGAAATTTCATGGCAGATCCTCATCGATCAAATATTCGTTTTTAGCTAGATCAAGTTCTTTCTTTCGAGTTGTTATGGCCTGCATCATTTTTGGTTGTGCAAGTGGATCTAGACTATGAATGTCGATTTCAAATGCATCTAATGTGGCTAGGTCAGGAGCATTTTGGATTTGTGCAAGCATAGAAGGTTCATTTGCTTGTTTATCTTTTTTAAGCGCATCGAGGCGTTTATGAATGTATTGCAATAATGGTGCACGTTGCTCCGCTGACCACTGAGTTGTGTACTTGGTGACAGCATTAACTTCAGTAACAGTCTTTGATTCATCAACACGCTTTTTTAAATCATTAAGCTTTTTTTGATATTTTCCTTCTTCCTCTTCAATTGGTTTCCGTTCTTCAGTTTTTTTGACTTCAGCAACTTCAACTTCATTATTGAATTCAGACTTTTCAAAAGTAGCTGCTTTTAAATTTAAGCGGGTAAATAGTTCAGCATTTTCAACTTCAGTTAAAACGCCGTTTGAATTAATTCGGCTGCGAATAAAATCTAAATCTTCTTTTGCTTTAGAGTTAGAAATTTCATCAATGAAGGCTTCACATAAAACTGATAATTCATGTGCTTGGGGTTCTGCTTCAGCTGGAGTAAATAACTCAAGTTTTTCACTTTCAGCTTCAGCTTTAATTAATGCCAGCTCAGCTAATTTTGCATCTTTAGCATTCTCGATAGCTTTTAATTGTTCAGGTGTGAAACTGTGTTTCTCCAGGTCATAGCAAAGTGAGTCAATCTCACATTCGGTTTTGCTATTGCTAATGCCATCAAGCACAATGTCTTTTTCAGCCTCAACTAATTGCGGATCTGCCTGAGTTTCTTTTTTATTTGTGCGTTTTCGATCTGGCTTTGATTCAGCTGTTTTTAGTTTTTTAATTCCTGTATCTATAAATTCTACAGGCTTAAGAATTATGCCTAACTTAACGCCTAAAATTTCATGAAAGGCTCTGAGCTGATTTGCCGCATTATCTGAATCTCGTTGAACAACTCCATTAATAATTAAATCGCGAACATATTCACTTTTAGGATTAAATGGGCCGTAATAAATATTTGAGCAAGAAAAGTCGATGACATAAATTTCTTGACCATCTTTTAACTCGCCAGGAGTGCATGGTTTAGTAAAGGTAAAACCAGCGAGTTCGATTTTTTCAATATCGATGCAAAACTCATAATCTGGCAAAGCAAAAACAGTTGCGGGGAATTGGTCCAGCCCTAAAAACTCACCATCGATATGACGGCAAAGTAGATTTTTGCCTCTTTGCAAAGCTACAAAAGCTTCTTGATTATTTAAAATATTCATCGTTTTATCCTTTTAGAAGTGCTTTGCTAAGGTAAGGGTCTAAATCATCCTGTTTTAACAACCAGGTAACGTAATCGGCAGGCAGATCTTTGATAGCCATACCCTTGTGTTTACCAAAAGTTATTTTTGTAGGGATGCGAGCATGTTCAGAGGCAAGGAATAGGGAACGCATATCCTTAATGCCTAAGTTCTTGCAAATCTGTTTTAGTAGGGCAGCAGTTAGCAATATGTCTTGTTTTGCGTTATGTGCATTTCGAATTGATTCACGCGCTTTCAATGAACCCTTTGACAGCATGTAAATAAGAGCTGAAAGCGTATGTGCGGCATCTGGCCAGACCATTCGAGCCAAAGCTAATGTGCAAATTGATTTTACATTTACTGATTTATCAGAAAGCTTGATTGCTCTAATGTCATAATCAATATTGTGGCCAATGATGTATTGAATACCTTCAGGTAAACGAAACGTTTCATAACTCGGCTTATCAGCAATGTCTGACTCAAGAATGTGGTGTACTGCCATAGCACCATAATTAATAGGCTCAGGGCAGGAAAAGTACTCATCAAAGCAAGCTTCTTTATCAACAATTAATTCGCCATTCTCTTGGAAGCCAACTGGAACATGCGCGATTTCGATCGGATAACCATCTAAATCATGTGTTTCTGTATCTAAAATTAGTGCACTCATGCATGAAGTTCCTGTTTGGCTAATTGATCAATGTGTTGTTTTGCTTCTTCAAATCGCTCAATACTAATTTGGGCCAAGCCATCGATAGCCAGGTGCTCGCATACTTGAGTAACATCTAGAGCACGTTCACTGATGAAAGCCCGCAGCTCAACTAACTGCTTATCCGTGATTGGCACATGGCTATTTTGATGCTGTGCTTGTTGAGTCTGAGACTGCTTAGTGTTTGCAGATTGAGGGGTTGCTTGTTGCTGTTGGTTTAAACTTTGCAAATGCTGCATGATCGCGTTGTACTTCGCGCAACCTGCTTCATAGATTTCTTTATCGAAGTTTGGATATTGTTGGCGTAAACCATCAAAGATATATTCAGCTTGTTCAAGTGAGGTATTTAAAGGTAATGCCTCAATTTGTTTTAAGGCACGATCACAGTCTGCCTGGGTAGCCATTTGATTGTTTGAACGACTTTGATAGTTTTTCTTATTGCTAGATTGTTGCTCATTCTGAATGTTCTGATTAGTAAGAGCATCAAGATCATTCTGAGAGTCATCAATAAGAAGTAAATTAGATAGAGCATATTTCTTTGCATAACTTTGATATGCAGCAAATTGCTGAGTTTTTGAAATTTTCTTATTACTTGCTAAATCTTTAACAAAGTCAAAAGTTGCCACACCTGGCAAATCACAACGCATGTAAGTTTGATCTTTAAAAACGATATATGCATAAACTTTGAAACCATCTTTGATTTCGAATTCACGTGTGAAAACTGTGCATTTATATCTAAGAAGCAAAGGTTTTAATGCGGCTTGAATGTCTTCAGCAGAACGATATTTATAACCACCGAATTCACTGTTATGGCTTTTAGGAGCTTCTAGCTCATTAATCACTTTTAAGAAAGTAACGTGGTGATACACACGTTCAAGACCAGGAAGATCGAGAATACTTTCAGGAATAGCGTTAGCTAGTACATCGGAATTAATTGCAGCATTCATGGTGAGTACCTCAGTTATCCGTTATTACGGGCATTTTTATATGCGATTTTTTGGTTCGCACTATATGGCGTGCGCTTAAAGCAGTCTTTAGAAAACAAAGCTTCACGTTCTTTTTTGCGTTGTTCTTTAATTTCTTGCTCGAGGTTGCGAAGGATCCATGGCTTGATTTTAAGAAGGGTTTCGCTAATAGGGTTGCTGCCGTTTTCGCTCTCGATACGAATATCGGTAAGCTTTAGATTTGTTGAGAAAATCTGAGGACCTAAACGTACGTGATAACGGCCTTGATCATCGCGAGTGATAAATTCGCGGAAAGGGGTAGTGAATCGTTTTTTATTCATGATCACGCTCCAACCATTTTGTTTTGTTGAACGTGAGCCTTGATTACAGAAATGATGTTTCGAATATCATCTGGATTTGTGAAGTCGTTATAGTTGTTACCGTTAGCATCAAACACCTGGTCAACAGCTAAATTTGTGATTTCAATACCTGTAAATTCGCCATTAGGTGCGCCGTTTGTATCTTGAAACTTATCAAAGTCAAAGCTTGTGTATACACGGAACCCATCAAGATTAATGACTGCTTCACCAGAATTTTCAGAAGTGATTTTTACAGCTAATAAGCCGTATACACTTTTAGTTTTTGCTGAAGTAAGAGCAGGGGCTATAGCTGGAGGCTTAGTTATAAGATCATAAGCGCCGGCTAAAAAAGCGAGAGTGGCAACAGAAAATACGCAACTAACAAGCATTGACTTGCCAAAAGTAAAGCTGCGATTGTGATTTAAGACATTTTGTTCCATAATGAACCTCATGTAAGTGAAGAGCCCTGATCGCCGTGGAAAGTGTCGGGGCTTTTTGCTGTCTATGAGGTAAATATTAGGTAAACCTAATTATTAAGTCAATAGGTATTCCTAATAAAATTAGATAAACCTAATTTTTATAATTTTTAAGCAAAAGAAAACCCACCGTTATGGTGGGTTGGACTTAGAATTAATAAGTCAGCTCATTTTTTTAATTTGCTTTAGGGTGATCTTGTTTATGTTGACTTGGTGGAACAATATCTGTAATTGCTGTAACACTCTCAACTTCATCCATGTTAAATGTTAAACGTTCACCGCCATTTACTGCGATTAGGCTTAATACATCATTTTGTATGCCTATAAATTCTTTAATAGTGCATCGTCCATCTTTTAAACAAACTTGCACAAACTCCATCGGTACTGGCTCGGCATCTGGATCACAAACTACATACCACCCATTACGTATTGCTGGAAACATTGAGTCACCAGTGCCTTTTACAGCATAAGCATTTGGCCCTGCTGTGTGCGTTGGTATATAGCCATCACCACCATTTCCTTCATATCCCATATCTACGAAAAAGCCATCCATCCCCATTTTTGAATAAGCTTTTACAGGAACCCAACGCTTTAAAGGTGGTACAAAAGGTTTTTCGACAAGGTTGTTAAATAAAACAGCTTCATCACTATCACTAATGTTGTATTTCTTTTTAAAAGCTTCAATGTCTAGTTGCTTAAACTGGGTTGCTGGTACTTGTTGAATGTCACCAGTTCCTGATGCCAACCAGGTTGGATTGACTTTAAGAAATTTAGCAGCTCGAACCAAGTTTTCACCTTCCATTGTTTTTGATTTTCCAGATAGCCAGTCACTCACCGATGGTGGTTTCACACCAACAGCGCGAGCTAGATCAACACCCTTAATTTTCTTAGGTGGCAAAACCTCCATAGCGTGTCTAAGGCGTTCAGCAAGAGTATTCATATAACCATCCTTACAATGTTAGGAAATCCTAACATAAATAAAATTAGGTATTCCTATTGATTTAATGTAAGGAATGCCTAATAATTTAAATTGAAATTAGGAGCCCGTTATGAATGACGAACAACTTATTAAGGTTTTAGGTGGTGTCACAGCTGTTGCGAGACTGCTAGATATCAGACCTTCATCAGTAAGTGGGTGGAAGGCAATCCCGCTGGATAAAAAAATCAGACTTGCAGTAATTGCAGAAGATCTAGGTTTATCAACTAGAAAAGAGCTTTTTCCAGATAGTTTCCAAGATATTTGGATCGAGCTGCGACCACAATCAATATTCCATAAAAATCTAGGAACATTAATCGCTTAAGAACTACACACTTGAGCAAAGTGTCAATAGAACAAGGTGAAATCATGCAAAACATAATTTTAGAAGGTGTCCAGGTTAGTAAGAAATTATCAGCTCCAATGTCGACTAGAGTTCCGATTGAAGTACAGGAACTTGTTGATGAATTGGCAGGTGGTGCAAGAGCAAAGTGGATAAGAGAGGCCATTGAATTAAAGCTAGAAGTTGAATTAGGCCAATCATCAATTGCAGAGTTAAAAAAATCAACGAATACAATGAATTCAAATGAATACATAAATTTCTTTAAAAGTATTTTTTCTGTATTCCTGGCAAATAAAAAGCCCGACGTTGCAGGTCGAGCTTTTCGTGTTCATTAACCAAGGAGATTAAATCACGTGTCTAATTTATCAAATCAAGTAGAAAAAGACAATCAACTTGAAGAAAAGCGAAAGCAAAGTTACCAATCTTGGCATGACCCAGCATTAAGAACTTTGGCTGGTTTGCTTGAAAAGCGCAAAGCTAACTTACGTGAAGCCAATCGTGATGAAAATAACGCAGCAGTAACACGTGAAGAATTTATGCAAGCACTGCTTGATGAGCACGGCGTACATGGTCTTTACCTCGGCCATGCTAGCCAAATAATCTCTAGCTTATACAGAGCTAACCGGATTCGTTATTTAGGTAGCACTTTCATTCAAATTATTGAAGGGGAGGCTAAATGAAAGAGCGTCCTATTATTTTTAATACCGCAACGGTCAAAGCAATTATTGAAGGTCGAAAAACCCAAACACGCCGTCTTGTTAAACCTCAACCGAAAGCTTTTGATGGTAGTGGTGGTGGGCATTGGTGGCGCTGCACTTATGTCCAGTCCATGGTCCGAGTAGAAGAAGAACTTCAAAATCCTACTAGTGAATACTATGAAGGGTTCATTGATGAAGTAAATCCTTTTGGCAAAAAGGGTGATCGACTTTGGGTTCGTGAAACTTTTTGTTATGGACGTATCGATGAGTGGGATGCAGAACATCCAGAAGATCGCAGACTTTATGTAGATCAAGACAATGCATTTATTAAAAACCAACAATCAATTCCAAAGCAATGGTGCGAAGAAAACAATGTTGATGTTGAAGGGGTTGTTTGGAAACCATCAATTCACATGCCTCGCTCAGCAGCAAGAATTTTGCTTGAAATTACTAAAATTCGTATAGAGAGAT